AAATGCAAACGATGAAAAGTACGCATTGGCAGCCTAAACGCTGACTAGGGTTCGATGGGTTTCCTCGTAACAGAAAACCCATCACTAATTTATGGAGACAGTATGAAAATTTTGTTATTGGGTGGTAATGGTTATATTGGATCGAAATTCTACCCCACAATCAAAGACAAACACACAGTAAAGTCAATCGACCTTTGCTTGTTTCAAAAAGACTTAGGATATTCTGAAAAAATTAATTTCAATTCAGTAGACATTACTGAATATGATATCATCTATTGCCTTGCAGGACATAGTAGTGTTCCTATGTGCGAACATAGCCCAACCCGTTCATGGACAAACAACGTAGATTACTTTAGTGGTCTATGTGAGAGAGTGTCCACAAAACAAAAATTAATTTATGCGTCTAGCGCAAGTGTCTATGGCGCAGGATCAGAAATGTCAAGTGAGAGTTCGCCAATCAATTTTAATCCACTCAATCACTATGACATGCAAAAGATTTCACTGGACTTGATTGCAAATTGTTATGTGGGTTCTGGTAAGAAAATTATCGGCTTGCGATTTGGCACAGTTAATGGTGCATCACCAAATACTCGTAGTGAGTTAATGCTGAATTCTATGATGAAGTCTGCGATTGAAAAGAAAACTGTAATTGCAAAGAATTTGAACATTCGTAGAGCAATTCTAGGTATCAATGATTTGACTAGAGTATTGAATAGACTTATAGATACAGAAATTGACTCTGGACAATATAATGTATCGTCATTCAATTCTACAGTACACGACTTAGCGATGAGTACATCAAACAAGACTAATGCAGAACTGATTATTACTCCAGGTGATAAAGTTGCATACGACTTTGAATTAAATACGGATAAGATTAGAAATGCACTAAACTTTGAATTCACAGATACAGTAGATAGCATATGTGAAGAATTGAGAGATACATATAATGAACTCAATTTTGACAATAGAAGTGACGATAGAAATTTTAGGGATTACATATGAAGAACTGTAAAGAATTAACAAAGTGCCTTTGCTGTGGTAGTGAAAATTTGAAACTTGTTTTAGATTTAAAAGAACAACCACTAGCTAATTCATATACACAAAGCAAACAAGAAGAAGAAGAATTCTTTCCATTGGGCTTGAATTACTGCAATGATTGCACACATCTTCAATTGACACATGCAGTCAATCCAGACTTGCTGTTCAAGAATTACTTGTATGTGAGTGGCACAACAAAAACTTTAAAGCAATACTTTGACGATTTTGTTTTGTTAGTTGGTGAGAATAGTCAACCAACATCCGCAATCAGTACATTGTCAGTACTAGATATTGCATGTAACGATGGCACTCAACTCGATTCATTCAAGCGATATGGATATGATACTTATGGAATTGATCCAGCAGAAAATCTACATCCACTAAGTAGTAAGAATCATAAAGTTGTATGTGATTATTTGTCCGAAGACGCAATTCAAAAACTAGGTAAAGATAAATTCAATGTGATTATTGCACAGAATGTATTTGCACACAATACGTATCCAAAAGAGTTTTTAGAAACTTGCAAAAAACATTTGGCGAATGATGGTAGAATCTTTATTCAAACCTCTCAAGCTGATATGGTGAAGTATGGACAATTTGATACTGTATATCACGAACATATTTCATTCTTCAACATTCGTTCAATGTCACATTTAGCAAAGCGTGTTGGACTTGCGTTGACTAATGTTATTAAAACAAGTGTACACGGAACAAGTTATGTGTTTGTTTTCTCTGCAAATCTAGAACAAGACAAGTCTTCCGAATTAATTCAAACAGAGTATCATCAAACTTTTTCTACCGTAGAAGAGTTTTCAGAAACTGCAACGACAACAATTCGTAAACTGAAATCTGAAATTGCAAAATACAAACAAGATGGATATTTGATTGTTGGTTATGGTGCGGCCGCAAAAGGCAATACAATTCTAAACTTTGGTAATATCCAATTGGATTATATTGTGGACGATAATCCCCTAAAACACAATTTATTTACTCCTGGGACTAAAATTCCTATCGTGCCGTTTGACCATATCAATTCAATCAATAGCACCGAAGAAATTGTTTGGTTACCACTTGCTTGGAACTTCTTTACTGAAATTAAGCAGAACATTAAATCTAAACGCCCACACTTGAAAGATAAGTTCATTCAACTAGACTTTGCGACAGTATGAAAACAATCATTACTCACTTCTATAATGAAGAATATCTTTTGCCTTGGTGGCTTGAACATCACAAAAAGATTTTTCAGTATGGCATTTTAATTGACTATGATTCTACAGATAGGTCTGTAGAAATCTGCAAAGAAATTTGTCCTGATTGGTTAGTTGTTAAATCTGTCAATAAAGAATTTCAAGCACATGCGATTGATGCTGAAGTTATGGCATACGAAAGACAATTTGGTGGTTGGCGCATTGCGCTAAACGTGACTGAATTTATTGTGGGTGATGTAGACAAACATATGCATGGTATTGGAAGAGCAAGTCAATATTTGATTCCGTCTATTGCATTCTTTGATTGGAACCCCGAAGGAACGCTAGATAGACAATTGCCTCTGTGGCAACAAAAGAAACATGGCATACATTATAAGACAGACTTCATGGCACGTAGAGCAAGAAGTTTGCACAATGTTGGTGATATTACATATGATGCAGGCAGACACTTTCCATCATTCAATAATGAAGACATGTTGATTTTTCACTATGCGAACTGCATTTCTAGTCCCGAAATGGCACAACGAAGACTGCAAATTCAGCATAGAATACCGCAACATGATATTCAACGTAATATGGGGCATCAACATCACAATCACGGTAAAGGTATGACATTGGAGACTTTAAAAGAATTCAATGATGCAGAACAAAAGAAGATTACCGATTGCACTTTCGACATTGACAGACTGACAGAAAAGATGTACAATTGATAAATAAATGACGCACTAAACATTTTGTGTGTCATAAAATATAGAAAGGAAAATATGAAAGCACTAATAACAGCTTTAGTATTTTTAGTATCGGTATTCTCAACACAATCAATAGCAAGCACATTACCCACACTTAAAGAGATATCCGAAGCATCAACATCACCAAAAGATTCTAGCAAAGCAGATTTGTATTGGATGGCAATGAACATCTATCACGAAGCTGGAAATCAACCACTTATTGGCAAAATTGCAGTAGGTGTAGTTACACTCAACAGACTTAAAGATAAACGATATCCGAAAAATATTCGTGACGTAGTAACAGAGCCACAACAATTTTCGTGGTACAATTCAAAAGTTGCAAATACACCACCAACGAACAATAGTCGCTGGAGGGAATCATATGAAGTTGCAAAACTTTTGTTGACAAAAGCAATAGGTAGTGATATAATTAAACTCTTAGAGGGTGCTACACACTTCCATGCAATTGATGTTAAACCAGCATGGGTTAACAAAGTGCATAGAGTTGCACAAATTGAGGGACATGTTTTTTATCGTTTAAACTAAAGGTATATTATGAAGAAGATTGTAATGAAAACTTTTCAACGCAAGAATGGATATCCACTATCCTATTATGCGACAGAGAAAGACTTGGCTAATTTGAAATATCGTGTTGCACAACCTAGCGTCATCAAGAATGAACATGGGTCTTTCAAGAATGGACGCATCACATCGGTAAGGTACTATGAATCTTAAAATTCTGACACAAAAAGAATTTGAAGCAGAGATTAAGAAAATTCAGAAAGACAAATATCCAATCACAATGATTGATGCCGTTCTAGAATTTTGTTCAGAGAGAAATCTTGAAGTTGAAACTGCGGCATCTTTAATCACACCTCGAATGAAATCTGCTATTGAAGGCGAGGCTATGAAATTAAAGATGATTGCACAAAAAGCTAGATTATCATTTGAGGAAGACTGATTGATGAAGATGGATGCTATAGACGCATACAAGATTTATTTGGGAGTTAAGAATCACTTCACACAAGACAGTTACGATTGGTTTAAGTATAACAAGAAAGTCAATGTTACATACGATTCTTTTCTGAAACGTAAAGACAAAATCTTTTTTGCTAAACTTGGTAATCGTAAAGATGCTTACTTAGAAGAATTCTTAGTTTCTAACTTTTTACATGACACAAAGATTTGGGTTGGAGAACTTCTATCTGAAGAGTGTGAAGAACGCTACAAAGAATGGAAAAGAAAACAAGAGTCTCTGACTTACGTTTTCAAAAGTGAAATTGATTTTCTATCTGGTATGTCACCAGATGAACTCAATGCATTCTTCACAGCTAAAGATGGAGACCACCCACCAATTATTAAAAAGTATTTGCGAAAAGAAATTAGCTTAGACACATTATCTATTTTAAATTCCTTCTTGCATTTCACTAAGAGTTATGATAAAATAGTGCATGATCCAATCTACAGAGAGGTAAGCAAACTGTGCAAAAAATACCAGCCCTTCTTAAAGTACGACACAGCAAGAATGAAAAAAACACTCAAAGAAGTGGTAATGAATTAGTGGCAATAATGCGTAAACCAACAAAGGTTTGTGCATTATTAGCCAGTAATGAAGAACGTAATATGCTATATAATATAGTAGATTATGAAAAACGTGGACAAGCAAAACATACATTTAATACTTAACATACAAGGAATATACTAATATGGCATCAACATCATTTGCAGATTTGAAAAAGTCACGCACCAAAGATTTGGAAAAACTCACAGACGCAGTTTCCAAACTCACTAACAAAGAAGAAGCAAAAAAATCTTATGAAGATACACGCTTCTGGAAACCCACAGTAGACAAAGCAGGCAATGGATTCGCAACGATTCGTTTTCTTCCCGCACCCGCAGGAGAAGATGTACCTTGGGTTCAAGTCTTCAATCATTCATTCCAAGGTCCTGGTGGATGGTACATTGAAAACTCGTTGACTACTATCGGTAAGAAAGATCCAGTTTCAGAACACAATACTGTTCTCTGGAACTCAGGTACCGATGCAAACAAAGATATTGCACGTAAGCAAAAGCGTAAGTTGCAGTATATCGCAAACGTTTACATCGTTAAGGATCCTGCAAATCCTGACAATGACGGAACAGTTAAATTGTACAAATTCGGTAAGAAGATTTTTGACAAGTTGAATGACTTGATGAATCCTGAGTTTGAAGATGAAACTCCTGTCAACCCATTCGACCTTTGGGAAGGTGCGAACTTCAAGTTGAAGATTCGTAAAGTAGAAGGTTATCAGAACTATGATAAGTCTGAATTTGAATCACCAGCACCTTTGTCGCAAGATGAAGATGACTTGGAACGCATTTGGAAACAAGAACACAGTTTGTCTGAATTCTTGAGTGAAAAGAACTTTAAGACTTATGATGAATTGAAAGCACGTTTGAACAAAGTGCTTGGACTTGAAGATGGTAGTGCTGGAGAGAATTTCTATTCTACTAAGCCTAACGTACCAGTTACAGCTTCATCAAAACCTGAAGCACCAACTAAAGCAAAGGCTACAGTTGCTGATTCAGTAGATGATGATGACGATATCAGTTATTTTGAGAAACTTGCAGAAGACTGATTGATTTAATCTCCTTTGGTTGGCGTTTTGGGGAAGCAGAAATGCTTCCCCTTTTTTATGGTCCGCCAGGAGGAAGCGCAGTTGAAATGCCTGCGCTTCTCAACAAATCTCCGTGAGGGTTTGAACCTCTACTAATATTAGTAACACTAGTTCTTGTTGAGTTATCAACAACGTTACCACTATTAGAAACTACAGTTGAACCTGCGCCTGATGTAGTTACAGTTCCATTTGGATTGATAATTAAACCATTACCACTTACAGCAGTTTGTGCGGCAGTCACTAAGTTTGCTGGATTTGTAGCACTTGAAGTAAAGTCACCAGCATCAAGCACACCGGAACTATTTAAGTCGTATACAGGTCGTCCTTGTTCATCAAGCATGATTGCTTTTTGGTCAAAAATTGGTCTTTTAACCATTCCGCCTTCGCCGTAATCAACTTCTTCATATCCAAGAATAGGTCTGTCAACAAACGCTTTGTCTTTTGCACTATAAATCTGATTTGTAATATTGCCTTCGGCATCAACATTCATACCTGCATTTGCTTTTGCTATAGTCATCAAGTTTTCAATACGTGCAGATTCTGCAACATTTTCAGCATAGATGCCTTTTTCAATTCCTGTTGCAAGGTCCTTTTTAATGCTA